GCAGCAACTAACTTTGAAGCAGGGCAGGTGGTGTTGCTTGGTATCAATGACGGTACTGATTACACGATTACTTGGTCAACAGTGAATCCTACCTGGGTTAAGGTTGGTGGTACTGCTGCTGCACCAACGCTGGCTACTGCTGGCTTTACATGGATCTTGTTGTGGAAAGTATCTACAACCCTGTATGCAACTGAGGTTGGTTCTCCATGAGTAATGTTTTAAAGATTGCCGCTGCTGGTGGCGTGACTGAAGAGACTGACGAGCATTTCGAGAACACAGTCCTACTGCTCCACGGTGATGGCACCAATGGCGCACAGAACAACACCTTCTTAGATTCCTCGACCAACAACTTTACGATTACCCGCAACGGGAATACCACCCAAGGCACATTCAGTCCGTTTAGCAAGCCTGATGGTGGGTGGGGTAACTACTTCGATGGAACAGATGATTATTTACAGGCGGCAAGTAATGCAATATCAGCAACCGGTGAATTTAGTTTTGAGTGTTGGATATACACCCCAGATGTCACGACAAGACAACACATAGCAAGCCAATACACAAACGGTTCTACTAACGGCAGATTTTTTATTGCTACGAGCTACAGTTCTGCTGGAACGGTCAGTTTTAATACACCTCAGATTACTGCCGCAACAGGAAATGTTTTAGTTGCTAACAGGTGGACGCACATTGTATTAACTCGAACAAACATAAATGCAAACCCTGATTCAGATTATAGGATTTTTGTAGATGGGGTGTTGTCTGCTTATGAGCCTTATACGGGAACAACATCTCGGTCTTTGGACACAGCAAGAACCAGAATTGGAGGAGAGCCGAGTTCAACGACCACTGGATACTACGAGGGGTATATCTCTAATTGCAGAGTGGTAACTGGCATTGCTCCAGCGTATCAAACCGCTAGCACTACGATTGGCGCAACTATTTTTACACCGCCGACTGCGCCCCTTACAAATATCAGCAATACCTCTATTCTTACTTGTCAGTCCAATCGCTTCATCGACAACTCAGCAAATGCCTTTGCTATCACTCGCAATGGCAATGTGTTAGTAACCCCCTTCTCTCCATACCCTCTAACCACTGCGTACTCACCTAGTATCAATGGTGGTGCAGGAGCGTTTGACGGAAGTACGGATTACCTTGATGTTGGCAGCGATTCAAACCTAACCATTGGGACAAATGACTTTACCATTTCAATGTGGGTTTATTTTGATGCTTTGCCCGGAGCCGCAAATCTATTTGAAGGCAGACCAAGCACTTCCGCTAATGCTTTGACACCAACGATTCAATATGCAACAGGTACGAATGACTGGCTTTATGTTGTGAATGGTTCAGTTGTAATCAATGGTTCGGTAGCGACTATTGGGCAGTGGTATTACGTTGTTGTTAGCCGGTTAAGTGGCACGACAAGAATGTTTATTAACGGCTCACAAATTGGTAGCGACTATTCGGACACAAACGACTATGTTGCGTTTGCGGCTGATAGACCCCGAATTGGTGACAGAGGAAATAATAGCGGCCCTGGCGTTGCGTTAGATGGTTACATTTCTGGGCTTGAGGTCTTAATTGGCACAGGTTATTCATCCGTCACTGTTCCGACTGCACCGCCAACATCTACTGCAAACACCGAACTCCTACTAAATTTCACTAATGGTGGCATTTTTGACAATACATGTTTCAATACTTTTGAAACAGTCAATAGCGCACAGATTGATACAACCGTTAAAAAATACGGCACTGGTTCAATAGAATTTGATGGAACCACCGACTATTTATATCAAAGTTTTGCAAGCGAAACTCTTACTTTAGGTAGTGGCGACTGGACAATAGAGTTTTGGTTCTACTTAAACGCCTTGCCCGTGTCTGGTTCTTTTGTATTTTTAGATCAAAGACCAGCAAGTACGAATGGCATTTATCCAACAATTACTGTCGAATCTACTGGAACTCTTAGATTTTTCGTTAATGGAAGCAACAGGATTTCATCGTCGTCAGGCGCGGTGTCAGGTTCCACTTGGTATCACCTCGCAATTTGCAAATCTTCTGGATTCACAAAGATGTTTCTTGATGGAACACAGGTTGGCTCAACATACACAGACAACAATACTTATCTAAATTCACGAACGGTCATCGGATCAGCATCTTACAATTTGGGCGCCAGTACAGTAAATGGTTTTGTTGACGACCTCCGCATTAGTCGCGTTGCAAGATACACAACAACCTTTACACCGCCAGATAAAGAATTTCCAAGCATAGGAGAATAAGATGTTTGTTTATAAAGATGGAAGAGTAGATCACTACAAAGTAATCTTTAAGAATACTAGCTTCTCTGCTTCTGGTCCCAGTGATGACTTCTTAGAGCAGAACAATGCTAAGAAAGTAACAGTGTTCAAAGAGCATGATCGTGCCACTCAGAAGTTGGTATCGGTTGACCCTTATGAAGAGAACGGGGTTGTCTATACCGTTGACATTGAGTACAAAACAGCAGAAGAGATTGCTGCTGATGTTGCCTCTAAAGCTGCTCAGATGCGCTCACAGCGGGATCGTTTGCTGGCTGATAGCGACTGGACACAAGTGCTGGATGCGCCTGTTGACAGGACTGCCTGGGCTACCTACAGGCAAGCATTGCGGGACCTGCCCAATCAAGAAGGTTTCCCTGACGTAGCATTCCCTAATGATCCTACTGTAGAGGTTGAGTAATGTCCTTCGAACACGAGACAGCAAAGACTGCCGGAGATGCTCTATCAATTGTAACAGTGGTGGGTACTTTAGCAGAGGTGTTACCTGCTATTGCTGCTCTGTTTACTATTATCTGGACTGCAGTGCGGATCTATGAAACTGAAACTGTACAGAAACTACTAGGTAAAAAGAAAGTAGAAGATGTCAAGGAAGATTAGTTTAGCGTCTACTAAGACCACTACTGCCAAGGATACTATTTATACAGTACCAGTAAAGAACACTGGATTATGGAGTGTAATGTATGTTATCTCTACTGCTGGTACTAATACTCCTTCAGTGTTCTGGTATGATGCTTCAACAAACACAGAGTATTTAGTGTTCAGTGGTAAGAACCTTGGTGCTGGTGAATACATATTATTAAACCAAGCAGAGGTGGCAATACAAGAAGGAGATCAAATTAGAATCTCTCAGTCTGGGACAAGCAGTGTTACTTATATATTCACTGTAGAGTTAGTACCTAACCAAGCAACTCAATTTCATGGAGCGTAATTATGAAAACATTTAAACCCTGTCCTGGTTGTCCTACTCCTGCTAAGTGTAAGAAAGCAGGTAAGTGCATGAAGAAGTCTTCTAGCATGCCTATGAAAAAGAGTTATAAATAATGCCTGGTCTTTACGAAAACATTAATAAAAAGCGTAAGCGTATCGCTGCTGGCTCTGGTGAGAAGATGCGTAAGGTTGGTAGCAAAGGCGCACCATCAGCGCAGGACTTTAAAGACGCTGCCAAGACTGCGAAGAAAAGGAAGAAGTAATGCCACTGGCTAAGGGTAAGTCTGATAAAACTGTTTCTAAGAATATTAGGAAACTCCGTAAAGAAGGCTACCCTGCCAAGCAATCCGTGGCTATAGCCTTGTCAACGGCGAAAAGGAAAAAGAAATGAAATTCTTCATTGCTGTGGTGTTCTTCTGTGTTGGTGAAGATTGTGCCTTCTTCAAAGGCGACATTAACTACTACAGCATTGAAGATTGTCAGCGTAAGGTAGCATTAGTGATTAAAGAACTTGATGAGAACGGTATTAAGAATGAAGGTGTTTGTTTACCAATTAAAATGGATCAAGTATAATGGTTAAGAAAGTTTACCAAAACAAAGAAGGTGGTTTAAACGCTAAAGGGCGTGAATACTTTAAGCGCACTGAAGGAGCCGATCTTAAACCACCAGTATCAGCAAAGCAAGCAGCAAAGTCTCCAAAGGCCGCTGCTAGGCGTAAATCCTTCTGTGCAAGAATGTCAGGGATGCCTGGGCCAATGAAAGATTCTAAAGGCAGACCTACCCGTAAAGCATTAGCACTTCGTAAATGGAGTTGCAAATAATGGCACTGAAAACATACTTAGAAACTGTTAACGATGTACTGATTAGGCTTCGTGAACCTGAAGTCACTTCAGTCAATGATACTGCTTACTCTAAACTTATTAGTAAATATGTTGTTGATGCACAGCGTCAAGTAGAGGATTCTTATAACTGGAATGCCTTATCTAACACACTGACGATGAACACTGTACCTAACTTGTTCAATGCTGTGTTGGTGGGTTCTGGTGTACGATTCCGATTGATTGATGTGATCGATGACACCAACAACAGAGTGCTGAAGTATCGTTCAAGTAAAGAGATGAATGATCTTTTCCTGAACCAAGAACAAAAGAAGGGACCACCAGAGTATTTTAACTTTAACGGTGTCAGTCCTGAAGGTGATACACAAGTAGACTTGTATCCTATCCCTGATGCAGTGTACACGGTCAGATTCAATATCATTCAGCCACAAGATCCTTTGCAGTTTGACTCTGATAAGTTACTTGTTCCTGCTGAACCAGTAATCTTCCTTGCTTATGCTAAGGCACTGGCAGAGCGTGGTGAAGATGGTGGTATGTCAACATCAGAAGCGTATCAGTTGTTCCAACAATCTTTGGCAGATCATATCTCTAACGAAAGTAATCTCTTTGAAGAAGAGTTTATTTGGGCAAGTAGATAATGGCACAAAAAGTACAAACAGCATCCATTGCAGCCCCTGGTTTCTTAGGATTAAACATCCAAGAGTCTAGTATTTCTTTGTCTAGTGGTTACGCATTAGAAGCATACAACTGTGTGATTGATAGGTTTGGTCGTATTGGTGCTAGGCGTGGATGGACACCTGTCAACAGTACAGTTAATACTGATCTTGGCTCTGCTAATGCTGTAGAGTTTATGTTTGAGATGGTTGATGGTGGTAATAATGTTTTAATATCTGCTGGTAACAACAAGTTGTTTACTGGCACAACCACGATGACAACTCAGACAGTAAAGAATGCAGACAACTCAGGTAACGCTACCTATACAATCAGTGGTAATAATTGGCAGGGAGCATCTTTGCTGTATGGTGAAGGTGCAGACACAGAACCGCATGTGTACTTAGTACAGGTTGGTCATCCTCCTCTGGTGTTCCATGAGTTACCAGTATCAGGTGGTAGTGGACATGATCACGATAGCGGTGTGTTTGGCTTTCAGCAACTTGGTGATGTAGGTACATTACCACCAGGATACAGCACTGCTGACTTTAAACCTAACTGTGCATTGGCTGCTTATGGTCGTATTTGGATGGCAGACATTATAGGAGATAGACAAACTGTTTACTTTAGTCGGTTGCTTGATGGTTCTGATTTTAGCGGTGGCGATTCTGGTTCTCTCTCTCTAAACTCAGTCTTTCCTAATAACGATCAGATTGTTGGTCTTGCTGCTCACAATGGTTTCTTGATTATCTTTGGGCGTAACAACATCGCTATCTATGCCAATCCTATTGATGTCACTGAGTTGGTGTTAGCAGATTACATTCCTAATGTTGGTTGTATCGCTAGAGATAGTATTCAGAACATTGGTACAGATATTCTGTTCTTGTCTGACTCTGGTGTTCGTAGCTTGGCTAGGGTTATTCAAGAGAAGTCACTGCCGCTGAGGGACATCAGCAAGAATGTTCGTGATGATCTTGTGTCTAATGTGGCATCAGAAACTGCTGCTAACATTAAGTCAGTATACTTTGATCGAGATGCCTTCTATCTGTTGAGTCTACCTGCTACTAAGTTTGTGTACTGCTTTGACATGCGTACACCACTGCAGGATGGCTCTGCTAGAACTACAATCTGGACTAGTCTTGAACCTAAGTCTTTCCTTGTTACCGCTGCTAAAGAACTCTATATCGGTAAGCCTGGATACATAGGTAAATATTATGGTCACTCAGATAATAATGTTTCTTATCGTTTCAGTTACTATACTAACTTCTTTGACTTTGATTCTCCAGCACAGGAAAAGATTCTAAAGCAAATTGGCATGGTTATTATTGGTGGATCTGCACAAGAGATTGCAATTAAGTGGGGATTCAATTATAATGAAAACTATTCTGCTGTAACAAAACAACTTGCATCTGGCACAGCATACGAGTATAATGTAGGTGAATATAACATTGCAGAGTTTTCAGATGGTATTGTGTTAGATAAATTTAAATCTCATGTCGGTGGTAAAGGACCAATCATGCAGGTAGGATTAGAAGCAGAGATCAATGGTAATCCTTTGTCACTTCAGAGGATTGATATTTACATTAAACAAGGAAAAGTTGTGTAATGAACAATTTAGCATTGTTCTATTGTTTTAAACAAGGAGACTAAAATTGGCACAGTATATTAAGGCTACTAACTTTACTGCTAAGGATGCTCTTCCTAGCGGTAACGCTGGTAAGATTATCAAAGGTACAGAGATTGATGTTGAGTACACCGCTATTGCTACCGCTATCGCTAGTAAGGCAGACACCAACAGTCCTACCTTTACTGGTACACCACTAGCACCTACTGCAACTGCTGGCACTAACAACACTCAGATTGCTACCACAGCGTTTGTTAATGCTGCAGCAACTTCTTTTATTCCAACTGGTGTTATTGTATTGTGGTCAGGTTCAGTTGCCAGTATTCCTAGCGGATGGGCATTGTGTAATGGCTCCAATGGTACTCCTGACCTTCGTGATAGATTTGTTATTGGTGCTGGTAACTCTTATGCTGTAGCAGCCACTGGTGGTTCTAAAGATGCTATTGTTGTTAGCCATGACCACACTGCTACTTCGGTTGTGACAGACCCTGGACACTCCCATACAGTTCCTACTCGTGGGGAGGTTACTGGCGGTACGGGGATAATGCGTAGTAACGGACCTTCTGCGGGAACCCCATCAACAAATTCAAGCACAACTGGGATTACTGTTGCAACTACTGTAGCATCCGCAGGTTCCTCTGGTACTAATGCTAACCTGCCACCGTACTATGCGTTGGCATATATTATGAAGACTTAACATTACTATATATATATTTAGGAGTTAAAAATGATTGGAGATATTGTAGGTGGTGCTTTAAGTCTTGCTGGTGGCATCTTTGGAGGAAAGTCTGCTCAATCAGCAGCAGATGCTTCCGCTGCCGCTCAACTTGAAGCAGCCAGGATAGCCGCTGAAGCCCAAAGATTTAGGCCAGTAGGAATAACTACTAGGTTTGGTGAAAGTTACTTTGACTTAAATAAAAAAGGTCAATTAACTGGTGCTGGTTATACAGCCTCACCAGAGATCCAAGCACTACAGGATAGATTGTCTGCTTTGTATGGCACAAGTCTAGGCCAAGCAGAGCAAGCACAGGCTCTAGGTATGCCTATCGGTGCTGCTGCAGAAGGCTTGTTTGGCCTTGGTCAACAGTATATGGCGCAGTCACCAGAACAGGCTCGCCAGCAGTTTATGAATGAGCAATATGCTCTGTTAGATCCTGTTCGTCAGCGTGAAGAACAACGACTTGGTGCTGGTGTGTTTGGTCGTGGTCGAGCAGGTTTAAATATTGGCGACATTGGTCAACCAGAATTGTTTGCCCTTTCTTCTGCTCGTAGGCAACAAGACCTTGAACTTGCACGACAGGCTGAACAAGCAGCACAGCAGCGTACCGCATTCGGTGCTGGTTTGTTTGAAACTGGTGCAGGATTACTTGGTCAACAGTACGGATTGCAAACACAGGCACTGTCACCATTCCAGACTCAATTTGGTCTTTCTCAATTGCTTGAACAAGCAGCACAACAGCCATTGGATATTGGCGCACAGTTGGGTGGTAGGGCCGCTACTGCTGGTGCTAATGTTGGTCAAACACTGCTTGCTGGTGGTCAAAATGCTGCTAATTTAAGATTGCAGGGTGATCTTTTGGGCCAATCTTTGAGATCAAATACATTAAATGATCTTCTTAATAATCCAAATATTCAAGAAAGTATTCGTGGTTTGTTTAATCCTGAGCCTTATAATATATATGGACAAGGAGGTAGGGGGACTGTGCCGATGAGAGATTACAACCCAGGCGGTGTTAGTTACGGTTCTTACGATTAAGGAAATATAAAAATGGCAATGACTTCATTATTTGGACCTACTCCAGCACAGATTGAAGAGGCTCGTCGTCTTCAGAGTAGACAAGAGATAGCGCAGGAAGCACAGCCCTTCGGTGTCTTTGCACCACTCTATGCTGCCTCCCGTAACCTTACTCGTACTGGTACTCAATCGCTAGTGTCTGGATTGTTTCCAGAGTCACAAGACCCTGCATTGCGTGAAGCACAGGCAGTAGAGTCTATCAGGCAGAAGTATATGGGCCAGAACATGACTGACCCTAAAGTGCTTCAGCAGATGGCTGTCGAACTCGGGCCTGTTGCTCCTATGGCTGCTCTGAGGCTGG